GCTTCCTTACAGTGGAGTTAGCTGGGCTGCGTTTTCAAGCGCCCCTGTACCCGTTAGACCCAGCGCATTCCCAACTCGGGTTCCAACTGGTTCAATGTTTAATATTATGACAAATGCACCAACAACAAGGACTCCAACGTCATTAAGAGTTTCTATTGCATCACCAACGCTGGCTCCCTCCAAATTAATTCCAACCCAATTGCCATCTGTTCAACCCAGTTTACTGCCCAGCGTAGCACCCAGTGGCACACCAAGTTTGCAGCCAAGTCTTCAGCCAAGTTTAACGCCCACTACTAGTCCAACTGCAGCGGTTGGAGCGTCTTCTATAAATAGCGTATCAACTGGACAATATGTAAATTCTTCAACCGCAATTGGCGTTGGAATTGGATGTGTCATATTGGTAATACTTTTGGCAATATCTTGTGTTTTCTTTTCAAAAAAATCAAAAGAAAAAAAAACTCCTTATGAAATTTGGTCGTCACATTACTCTAATAAAAATCAACTACTCCAAAATAATATTCAACCACAAACGCATGAAGATATTCATCATTTTTATAGAAAAAGTCAACGACCTTCTGTAAATCAAAATTCTGTATTTACTCCACATGTTTCTGGTAGAACATCATTCCGAAATTCTCAAATAGTTACTCAACTGGGCCCTCAAGCAAATTATAAAAGACAATCTCTTGCACTAACAACGCGAAATTCACAACCAAACTACCCACTATAAATTTTAAAAACACTAAATAAAAACAAGTAAATAAAAATAATATTTATATAGATTAATAAAATGAAAACAGATACATTTTCATTAGTTTTTCATTTGTCTCTATTACTAACGTTGATTTTGAGTTTTTATATTTTTATACGCGCAATATTTTTTAGCGACAATGATAAAAAGCGACTATTTAATGCTTGGCAATTTCCAATGTTGTTAGCATTATATATTGACGTCGTCTACATTATGCAACCTTAAGAAACAATCGTTTATTATGTGTAAATCAAATATTCACAAATAATAAGTAAATTAATGAAGGTTGCTTTATGTTTTATTATTAGCTACACGCAAACTGTTAACAAAGAACAAATTTGGATTGATTGGATAGAACCAAACAAGGACATTATTAACGTATATTTTCACTATAAAAATTATTCTGAAATAAAATCCGAATGGATAAAAAAACACTCAATACACCCAAAATGCATTGTTGAGACGGATTATATGCATATTGCGCCCGCGTATTTAGCATTAATGTCTTTTGCAATGAATCACGACGCACAAAATCAATGGTTTTGTTTTTTAACTGATTCATGCGCACCTATAATATCTCCTTTGAAATTTCGCGAATTGTTTTTTGAGAATTATTCAAAAACTATTATGAGCTGGAGAAATGCTTGGTGGAATACAAAGTTCTGCAAACGCGCAAATCTGCAGTTGTTTAAAGAAGAATTTCATCTGGCCAATGATCCTTGGTTTGTAATGAAGAGAGAAGATGTGAAGAAGAGTATTGTATATTCAAATGTAAATGCGCATATTTTCAAAACATTATGCAGCGGTGAGGTTGCCAATGAAAGTATATTTGCAATAATGTTATATAGTTTTAATGAACTTCAAAACGTTAAATCTTGTGTGACACACGCAGCTGATTGGTCAAGAATGACGAGTGCAACAAGCCCTCATATTTTTAAAGAAGGGGATGTTTTGGATCTGAAGTTTATTACAAATTCTGTAGATACGAATCGTTATGCAATGTTTATAAGAAAAGTAGACAAGTGTTTTCCTGATAATAAGTTGTTGGAAATTATTTATAAAAAAGACGACAATGAGAGAAAAAGGCGTATAAAGGTTGCGAGATTAGAGAGAAAACTGTTCTTTATTTCGTTGTTTAATAAAATCACGGCAAATTTTAAACGTTATGGGCATTTTTTGATTGCATTACCGTTTATTATTTTTTTTTTGCGACTGAATTCTTCATTCCTGCATTTTTGAGTTATATTTTTGATGGTTATAAAAAAAATATATATAAAATATATAAGAAATATATTTATGAGCGAATCATCTGATATAGTTCAGTATGCCGAAGATAAAAATATTGTAAAGTTTGAATTGCCTTCTTATAGTGAAGTTATGGTACTTAGTCCTTATGGGCGACTTGTTTTCTCCAGTGATTCTGGTAAAAATGCTTATATTTTAGACGCAGAATCTGGTAATTTAGTTACAACACTTGATTGGAACAAAGGACAAATGTTGGACGCTGCATTTAGCCCAGATAATACGCATGTTGCCGCTTGCTCTTATAATAGTTCTTTTATAGTGTGGAGCGCAAAGCGTGGTGATATGATTTGCAGTTTTAAATATCGGGAACTTGACAAGGCGAGTTTATTGGCATGGAGTCCCAATGGAACTAACTTAGCATGCGCATTCAGTAGGTCAATATGCGTGGTTGACATATATAAAAAGGCCCTTATTGCTGTTTTGTTACCGAAGAAAATATCAAGTTTATATGCAGTTGCATGGAGTTTTGATGGAAATCGTGTTTTGTCTGGAAGCAACGATGCCATTTGTGTGTGGAATTTAGAAAAAGCTTTTGAAAATTCCAGCACCTGGGTTGGTCCAGAGAAAAATTTTTTGAAAGTACCACCCGATTTAAGAATAAACATATACTATTTTGTTGCAACATCTGTTGCGTTTAGTCCTGATGGGCTATTAATTGCTTGTGGAACGGGTAGAGGCGAAGTTTGTATAGTAAAACCATCTGGTACTTATATGGAGATCCTAAATATAGATAAATTTGCAATGCCAAATGGACATTACAGTTACGAATTCAATGTGATAACTTCATTGTCTTTTAGTCCAGATGGTAAACGCATTGTTTCTGCTGCCAAAGACATGTCTATTTGTGTTTGGGATGTAGACACTCGCACATGCATACAAATTATAAATTTTCCTGAAATTAAAACAACTAAAATTTCTTTTTGTATCTTTGAAAATGTTGGCAATAGATTTGGAGAAAGCGATTCTAGAGAAATTATTATGGTTGCTTCCAAATTTAACCGACGCAATAAAAATGGCATGTTGTATGGAACAGAGGTAGGCACTTGCTATATAAGAAAATTTACACGTGTAGATGAAAAATATAATTTATTAAAACTTGCATCAGAAGGAAATGGCAAGTTAATGTCAAAAAGTGATTTGGATTTATTAAATAAATTATATAAGAAGAAAACCGCCTTAGAAAAGGAGGAAAAAAAACTATCTCCACTTGAACTAAGAATGTATAATAGTCTATTAAAAAAATACGATTTTTCAATAATAATGCACTCTGACCTTTTGCAGCGAAATACGCTAGGATATTTAAAAGGTGAAGAACCAACCTACAAAGAGAGAAGTTTAGATTTTAAAGAATCAACCCCAACAATGGGATACTTTCCGGAAGATGATAAACCGCCTGCAACCGCTCCTGTTGTAGGAGATACTGGATGTTTTGGTCGTATGTGCAAAACTAGAAAAGGTGGACGAAATGGAGTGAGAAAAACGCAGCGCCACCAAAAAAATAAAACTAACAAACGCAAAAAACAGCATCAAAAACGCAGTCGCCGTAATAAAAAATAATTGCGTTATTCAACCTTTTCAGCGTAAATTTCGGCGCAAGAAGTTCCCCACATTCTGAACGCGGTCATATACAATCTTTCTTCTCCGACCAACGAAGCAGTCCAAGACGTTATATAACCGTCGTGCCAATTACCATCATTTTCCTCTTTTATGCTCTCTATTTCAAATACTTTTGATTTGTCAACAATTCCTTTGAAAATCTTATATATCTTATCACCAGGTTTTAGATCCATTTCTATGCATATTATTATGCCAATTATTTAAATTGGTATAATAGATAATTTTTTCTCTCTTGGATTAGATTTCAAGAGTCGGAAGATTGGATGATTTTTGGTTCGAAGGGGAATTAAAGATCTAAAGAAGTGTTGAAGAGTTTGACATTTATTTTCTTAAAACTATCCCCAAAATTCTTTGGTATAAAAGCAAACCTGCATCTTGAATTGGTAGAATATATGCATATGTATCCCCATCGTTATTATGGGAGTGCCACAAACCAGGCGGTGTGATAAACATGGTTCCTTCTTTCCAACATACTTTTTTTGGATTTATAATATTTCCATTTTCATCTAATTCTTCTCCTATTAAAGTGTAAATATTTTCACTATCAGTGCATTTTATACAGAGATCTAAAGCAACAGAATTATGTTTATGTGGTTTTTGAGTAATTTTTGGCGGAAGTTCATTATACAATGCCCATAACACTGGCGTAATTGTATTTATACCTAGTCCTTCTGTATCTTTATTACTTAGCAAAATGCCTTTTCTATTATTATTTTTATTTGACAACTCGTTTAAACTTTTAATAAGAAACTCATTGCTATAAATAGCTGTTTCAAATATTTTTTTCTCCACTTTACTTCCAAGATAATTTACTAAAGGGCTATCATTTATGTAATAAACTTGCAATTCTTCTTCGTATAAATTTTTTATTTTTATTGAATTAAAACACGGATTAATTAAAATATCTCCAGTGCAAACCATTTTTTCGGAGTCACCATCAATGCAAATGGAAGCTTTTCCATTTATTATATAAAACAGATGAGACGTTGCGTTAAATTCATTATATTGAATATTGTCTAATTCTATAACATCCTTACTGGTTAACTTTAAAAATGAAGCCAGCAAATTTGGTGTTGTTGACTTGTATGAAACATTGAATATATTTGAAAAATCTATAACGTTAATGCCATAATTACATTCGTTAATATTTTTTTCATAAAAAGGAACATGGTTTAATTGTGGATTAACGTTTTTTTCATACTCATAAGCTGAAATATATTCCCTTTCCATAAATATATTTATATATATTTTATATTTAAATTATTTGTTAATTTTTATTTTGCGCGGAAGGCTCTTTAAGTTCTCCAAAATATAATATATATTTCAAAAAATGAACTTAAAGAAAATTGCCGAAAATTTCGAATAAAAAGGGGTCAAAAGTGTTTCCAAAAATCAAAAATGGACAAAAAAAATGTCCAATTTTCCAAAACGGAAATACTTTATGAAAAAGGGGTAAAAACTCCGCCATTGTTAGCATTATGGTGTGGTGTACCAAAAAAATCATCCAAAAATTTGTTACGATATTTTTTAAGTATTTTAAAGAAAAAGATTTAGGCATTTTTTTCTATTTCCATTATAGGAAATGGCGGAAATAAATTTAATGCCGAAAAATGCCGATTTTTGTTGCAAAAATTGCAACTTTACATGCTCTAAGAAAAGTAATTGGGTGACACATGTTAACACCAAAAAACACATTCATCGTCTCAGTGGAAATAAAATGGAAATAGTGGAAATGGAAAAAAACCCAACGGTTAGTTGCATTTGCGGTAGAAAATATTCTACAAGCTCTGGTCTGTGGAAGCACCGAAAATTATGCGCATCTTACGATGAAATAAAAGAAAAAAATGCCGAAGAAACCGTTGCACCATCTAACGATATGTTTATGATTTTATTAAACCAAAATATGGAACTAATTAAGCAAAATCAGGAGTTCAAAAACTTACTTGCAGAGCAAAACAAAAATATGTTTGAAATTGCAGGCAAAATTGGAGGCAATATGAATAACTCTAATAATACAACCAATAATAATACAAACAACTTCAATCTACAGTTTTTCTTAAATGAACAGTGCAAAGATGCACTCAATATTGGCGACTTTATTGAGCAAATTAAATTGCAGCTCAGCGATTTGGATATGATTGGTAGAGTTGGCTACGTGGAAGGGATGAGCAAGATCTTTTTGCGGAACTTGAAGGCGCTTGATGTGTTCAAACGACCAATTCATTGCAGCGATTTGAAAAGAGAAACACTGTATATTAAAGACAAGGATTCCTGGGAAAAAGAGAATGGCGAAAACGTGAAGATTACACGCGCCATAAAAGAAGTTGAACATAAAAATATTAAACAACTGCCTCAATGGAGAGAAGAAAATCCATCAGCAGACGACACTGAGACTAAAAAGCATATGGAATATCAGAACATCTTATTAGAAGCTATGGGAGGTTCCACGTTGGAAAATGATGATAAAAAGCGCGAAAAAATAATACGCAATATTGCAAAAGAAGTTGTTATTGAGAAAAAATAAAAAACAAAATTTCTGTTTATTATTTTTATGTATTTTTATCTTTCTGTTTTAACACTTCCATCTGTTGGCGCATTCAATGCAAGTTACAAAGGTTGTCATGGGCTCATCAGCCGATCTTGTCTGCATCTGATAATACGAACACTTATTTGAATAACACTTACGACACTTGAATGTATCCGTCATTGCCTCCTGTTGCGTGTCATACTTTGACTTATCCTTCTTAATCTTGGCTTGAATTAGTGCATCCCACTTTTCCGGTTGCATCTCTTGATGTGTCATGAATGCGAGGTTTTTTACAGTAACGGTTCCATCCTTTACCCACGTTAGAAGCGCCGTCTTACCCAAGTTAATATAAATTGTTCGCAACCGGTCCAAATAAATTTGCACGTAATATGGGTTATCCCACTTCTTTACAACCTTGCGATTATTGGCCTCCTTCAACGCATAGTTATAAATTCCCTTTTCCAAGTTGATGGCCTTCTTTTCACTTTCAAGAAGCTCTTGAAGTTTGCCGCGAATATTATTTCTAAAAGAGCCAGGATTATCAATCTTGCGCATGGTATAAGATATATACAATTATTGTGTTTATATCTTAATCAATTTTTTATTTTTAACCACCTTTCAAAAAGGTGGTGTCAAATTACAACAGAGTTATTTATATTATTTTACTATAAAATATGTATTCTTTTGCTAAGCCTCATCGTCCTCGCTACTAGATTCATATTCCTCCTCGCTCAGCTCAGAACCAATGTCTTCAATCTCCAAAACTTCTTCCTGTTCCTCACTTTCATCCTCTTCCTCTTCATCATCTTCATCGCTTCCATACTCTTCCTTATCATCACTGCTCTCACTGTCAACGACAAATCCATCCTTCAAATAACCTTGCTTGGTCTTCTTAGACGCAGGAATGCTTTCCAATTCATCCTCCTCCTCCTCGTCCTCTGCACATGTCGCAGCTAAATCTTCAAAACCTCCAAACAATTTCTCATATATTTTTTCCCATAGCTCTAATGACAATGACGAAAGCTCCCATACATTTTCATCCTTCTTAATGCTGCATACAAGTGCACAACTTCCAAAGAACAACAC